TCTTCAATGACCTTTTCTTTAAGGATCTTATTTAATCCTGCATTGTCTCCAATGTGTTCTGGGATATCTTTAATTTCTCCTGGATGAATTGTTTTCCAAATACAATTTTTCATTGTTCCAAGTCGTACTTTTTTGTTTTCCTGAGTATCGTTTTTGAATTCCATTTTAATATTCCTCGACCATTATATATGCTGTTGTGATATCTCCTGCTGCAGCGGCTGTGATTGCAAGATTTAATCTTCCGAATACTACATAAGGGACCTTAACTGGCTCATCACCTTCATCATTATAATATTGTGTGGTTCCTGTGTTGTCCTGTGCGTCTGCTCTTGGATAATAAACTTTATTATCATCTGCAGGTGCTGCACCAAGGTCTCCTAAATTAAGGACTTCTTGCAATGCATCGCCTACTGCTGTTGGATCTTCTGGATTCATCTCAAAGATGTTGATATCTCTATCGCTTGAAGATGAATGCGTTGTATTAGAATAAATCAGTTTGACTGAGAGAATCTTTCCTCTAATAGCTTTAGAATATGAGTTTCCCGTAGTAGCTCCTACGGCGATTGTGTTCTGAATTTTATGCATAGTTATTTTGCTTGGCACTTTTGTCCACCTCGTTTATATTTCCCAGTTAATTAGGGATTGTTAAAAAATAAAAAAATAAAAAAAACTATTTATTCAAATAGTATTCTACTGATTTTCTCATAACAAAGCACTAAGCTACTATCTGCAGCGCCTAATTGTTGCAATCCAATATAAGGTATAAGGTCAATATCATTTGTTAATGCAGCAGTTCTGTGAACTATTACATCATTAATAATGAAGTTGGCTTTTCTATCGCTATCGATTTCAATTCTTAGATTGTACTCAGTTGCTATTGCTACTGTGACTCCTGAATCAGTAGTCGTGTCTGTTCCACCAATACTTGTGATGCATTGAATGTTAGTATTTGGAACATCAGTATCGTACCTGAAATATACTTGATCATCATCAGTTGCAATAACTGGTGTGTTTGTTAGTTTAAGACCAGCCCAAATAAGTACAGGAGTAATAATTGCTGTAGTCATTAGTTGTGCTTCCCAGATAACTTGGTTCTCAGTTCCCCATAACACTCCTGTCCATGCAGATTGTGCAGAATCTAAATGTGGCGCAATTATAACTTGATCGTTATCTGCGCCGCCAGTTTCTAAAAGTAAACCACCATTTATTGTGCTCCAACTAAAATCTGCAATGTCAGCGTTATCTCCTAATAACTCAAAATCTTTATTTGCGTTTTCTCTTGCCAATGTTATTGCAGTATTGTCTATGTGTGAGGCATCAGTGTTAGTGAACGCCGCAACAATAACTGTGTTGGCGTTAGGTATTTTTTTAAAATGTTCTTCCAAAGAATATCTACCTGGTGATACTCTAACATTTTTATTGAATGTGACGTTGTCCAAAAAAGTTAATTTTCCTTTCACTGTACTTGATACTGGTCCTAATCTTGCCATTTTGTTTGTCTCCCTTGGGGTCTTTGCTTATGCGTGCCACTCCAAGCTGACACTTTGGTTAATTAAAAAATAAAAAAAAATAAAAAAAAAATTTAAACAAATACTCCTGGTGTTGCCCTTCCTTGCAATTCAACTACTCTCACTGCATTAGTGTTTGCGCTTTGAACAGTTATTGTTGCCAATCCGTCCGTAACTGAACAAGTTGCAATATCTGTTACAATGATGCTTCCAGATGTGGTATGAACCCAGCTTCTGATTGTTAATAAACCAGTTGCCGCAATACCATAATCTGCAAGTGTCAATGTGAAAGTATTGTTTTCATCAGCAGTATTCGGAGTTTGAAAAACTACTCTTTTCAAACCTGAGTTAGGAACTACATCCCAACTCTTCAGAATACTTGTTTTTGCCATTTTAAACAAACACTCCTGCGTCTGGCCTTCCAGTTATTTGAACTACTCGCATATCATCATTAGTTCCTGCTGCAATTGTTACAGTAAGAACTCCTGCTGATACAGCACAAGTATTTAGTTCAGTTGTGATAACACTTCCATCTGCTGTATGAACCCAACTTTCCACAGTCAACAAGCCAGTTGCTGAAATCCCATAGTCTGCAAGTGTTATTTCCAGAGTATTGGTTGCATCAGCTGTATTTGGTGTTGCGAATAGTACAGTTTTCAGACCGCAGTTAGGAATTACATCCCAACTTTTCAATATTGATGTTGCTGTCATAATTCATCCCCTCCTTATAGGATATTATCGATGAATGAGTTGAAGCTCGTTGCTCTCATGATTAAACATTCATAGATTTTTAGCATGAATTTGCTACTATCGTTGGTCTTTGCAAGGTCTTCGTATGTCATGTCTTGAAGAACTCTCATTTCGATGAAATCAGTATCTAAAAAGAATATCTGTTTTGCACCGCTCGTGTTACTCAAGTACATACTTGGAAGCACTGGGATTGGTCCTACCATAGTTTGTAGAACTAATTGTGCGGGTACTCCAAATGGAAGTACTGCTCCTGCTGTCAAGTCGCTTGGTCTAAAGTTGAAAGTGTCAATCATGATCTTTCTTAAATCAGTTATAACACTTGAACTTGCAATTGCGAGTTTTGGTCGTCCACCATCATCGAATGCGTCCTGGACAGTTTCTTCAACATCATCCCATGTTAAAGCTGCACTATCAAGATCGTTCTGATTTGTGGTTGATTGTAAAGCTACAATACCATCGAACTGAGTTGCATCTGTACTTGTTGAACCATTAACGATTAAGTTTTCTTCGAGTTCTTTAAGTGCTCTTGCTTTGATCAGAACTTCTGTCTGCTTAGCACTTGGAGCCCCTGAGGAACTGAATGAACCATCGCCCATTCCAGTGCCAGTTGGATTAAATCCTTCTAACATATAGGATGGCATTGCTGCATTGGTTGGACCAAGAACTCTACCTACTGAGTATAAGTACTTGATTCCAGTTGATGCTCTCTCGTATGTATCGTCTGTTTCTGGTAGAGCTGCATCAGCATTTGCTGTGTATCCGCCACCTTTTGCTGTGATTACGTTATAATCTGCAGTCATTCCGTAGTTTGTAACTCTTGGAATCATTTCGCATAATGGTGTCCATTTACGTGATTGATCTACAATCCGTGGATCAACATAAACAGGAATTAAAGCATATCCAGCTGTACCGACTCCGCCAGTTGTTGGTGTTAATGCTTTTTGCATTATTGATTTCATTCCGACTTCCATCTTGCTTTTCATGAATGGTCTCATATCGAAACTTTTCTTTTCTGCGCCAGCTTTCTGGTCTGCAGGGTCGAATCCAGCTACGAAAGGATCGACATATCTCGTTTCATCTTCTAATGCTCCGAAACTTGCTTTATAGGCTGCTTGCCAATTAAATTTCATCTTCGACACCTCTTAAATCATGTCTAAAGGACCCACCATTGGTGTTTCTTGTCCTTTACCTTTCTGTTCGTTGTTCTCTGCGCCTTTGGATTTTTGCTGTGCTTTCCCAAGAACCGCATTGATCTTGACGTTTTCGTCTGTTAGTGATTTCATGTCTGCTTCAAGTTTTTCAACTCTTGACTTCATATCAATCATTGATTTGCTATCAGCGTCAATTTTAGCTTTTGCTTCTGCATCAGCTACACTCTTTGCTTCTGCATCCACTTTCGCTTTTGCATCTGCTTCTGCTTTAGCTTTTGCCTCTGCATCTTCATTATCTGCCATGTCTTTACACCCCATGTGTAGTTTTATATTTGAAATCTCAGTTTTGAGACTATCAACTTGACTTTTAACTTCCAATAAATTCAGGTCTGTTGGATCTGGATTGTTGCTCTTATCTTCTTGTTCTTTCATGTAGTCCAGACTTTTAGCCATTACAGAAGTCATACTTGCTGCAGGGTTTATTGGATTGCCTGTGAGCGCCACATTTAATAAATTTATATCATCGAGAAGTCGTATTGATTTGCCGTCACGTTCTACCATTGCAGTTCGTGTTGGTACGTATGCGATACTGAATGCATCATAGTATCCTTCTTCAACATTGCTCCAAACATCTTTAAATGTCATGACAACATTGCCTTTTTCATCGAATTTCTTCCATGTTGGATTCATTTTCCACTTAACTTTCACACCTTTGGCATCTTCTGTGACACCAGCTTCTTTCCCAAGAGGTATTCTTGATTTTGCTGCTTCAGTATCTACTCCGCCTTTGCCTCTTAGTGTTTCGTGTTCAAAATCCAGCTTTATAGCTCGCATTCCAAATTGAGAATTGACGCTCTCTCGACATCCTTTTGTGACGATATCATTCACAAGGTCCATGTCTCCTGTTGTGATATATCCTTCAACCCAGAACTCTTTGCCTTTTGCGCCATCAATTGATTTAAAATTCAGCTTATCGCTGTAGAATACGAATGGTTTTTGTAATTCCTGATTTGTCATACATATTTTTATATTAGATTTTATATTTAAATATTTTTATGGTTGAGCATTAATTAATATTTATTTAATTTGCAACATAAAATAGAAAAAAGCAAGCACAAGATTACAAACATCGGGGTGGTGCTATATAAAAAATCCCGTGCCTACTTACTCAGTGATTTTGAATATCCATGAACTTCTACAGTTTACATGAGCTGGTGGGACCATTCCATCCCATTTTCCCTGAGGATCCTTGAAAAGTTCATTAAGTTCTACTTCTTGACCATTGAGTCGTTTGCATAAATCACTCGTTCTGTCATCGATGTGTGCCGAGTATACTTTTGTTCCTGGTACTCCGCTCTTTTGATAACCGTGTAATCTACCGAAGTTTGCAGCTCTGTTTGATTCAGTACGTGCAATCATCTCTGCTCTGTTATCTCCAACATCGAATGCTTTCTTAATATCTGCCTTCACTTGCTCCATTGGACTTCCATCCATCACAGCTCGTTGCATTGTCTGTCTTAGACGTTCAGCGATATCATCATTCATGCCTTTGATATTGTCAAAAGTATAATCTGTTATAAAATTGATTGCGTTAGGATCTGGAACAATGTTAATATTAAGGTTTTTCTCTGCTTCATCCCATCCTTCCATGTAATTGTTCTTTATGATCTCTGCAGTTATTTGCTTAAGCATTCCAATTCCTAAAATGCTTTTTATCTTATCTATTAGGTCTCCGAATGCTTTTGAATCTGATTTAATTTGATTTAGAACACTTGGTTGCATTTCCTTCTGCAGTAACTCAATGATTGCTTTTTCATTCTGACTCAAGACGTACTCGATTGCCTTCTGGAGTTTTGAGTATCCTGTTGGTCTTTCGTTCTCGTTTAGAATTAATGGATTATCTGCAGGACTTGAGGACATTGCCTTTCCTTCGTGTTTTTTTATTTCTGTTGAGTGTTTAAGTATATCTTTTTCTGGCTCTATAATAGTTACATTCTTTTGCATATCCAGTACTCCTGTATATCCTTTCATAGTCAGTCCTGCTTCAAATATGCTACTCGGGAAATCATATTCTCTCCAATACTCATCATCATCAGACATAACAGTTTGGGTTAGTTTTATTGGATTATTTGTATCTAACTTACTTATTTTTTCCTTTCTTTCATCCAACCATTTTATGTCTTTATTTACTTGTTTCTCAGAGTATCCGAATCTATTCATAGCTCTTTTTTTAAAAATTTCTTTCATCCCTTCACTAAAATCACCATTTCCAGATAAAAAAGACTTTGCCGCAGTTACTTGACTCATTTCAAAACTTTCAACAGGTAATAAATTTTTAATTTGTTCTTTAGATACAGGAACTTCATATTTGTGTTCAGCACGTTTTGTGATAGAATAGTCTTTGTCAGTAGCAAGATATAATCCATTTCCATATGTTTCTCTGTCTTTTAATACATCTCCCTTCTTGCGTTCATAATTTTGAAACAAATTATCACTACTACTCCCATGATAAAATTTAAGATATCCTGTTTTTTTTGCTTGATCATATAATCTGTTCTTTAAATTTGAAACTTCAGCTGTAGAATCAAAAATATCAAATCCATTAGCAATCTTTTCATTTGGTTTAAGTACACTTTCTGTAGTTTGGGACTTGTCTATCTTTTTTTTAATCTTGTTCTCTTCATCAGAAATCTTCTCTGTTGGTTTATTTCCTTCAACGAGTGAACCTGTTTTTGGATCATTATACCAGTATTTGTAATGCCCTGCATTTCCTGTTCGCTTGACATATTTGTATTTGAGTTCTATGTCTTTTAATGCAGCGATTGATTTTTCTCCTGCTTGTGCACCATTACGCTTGTCGCCTTCTGGGTTTTGATTCTGACTTGGTTCTTTTCCTGAACCATTAGCTTGTCCATTGCCTGGTCCTTCTCCTGCTCCATATGGTCCTGAACCATCTGGTCCTTGATTGTTATTTCCATCCATTCCATTGAAGCTGATGCTGTTCGATGGTTTTGTTCCTGGTACTGGTGCTTCATCTCCACCTTCTACTGGATCAAGTCCTTCATCACGTCTTACTTCATTCACGGTCCTGAATGTCTCAAGCTGTATCTTGTAGAGTTCTGCTTTCTGCCGCTCTTCATCGACATCGAACTTCTTAAATAAAAATTCATATTTTGGCTTTTTAATCTCTTGGCCTGCTTTGCTTGTTACATTTCCCCAGTAGTTGAACTCTGAAACTATCTCTTGATTGAACCTTGCTTCGAGATTTCTAAGAACGGGATTGATTGCTTTCTTCCTGAATACTTTTGATTGTACGATTTGGTTTGCTGAACCTTGAGCATCTTCTGTGTATCCGAGCTCTGTTGCTGTAACTCCAAAAGAAGCCCACACCATCTTTGTGTACCATTTCTGCTTCTCGATTACTTGCATCTCACTCGCTGAGAATTCTATCCTTGTGAAGTTTGGTGTCTTATTGACAATTGGGACCTTGTTCATGATCTTCTTCCAATTTCCGAACTCGTCTTGTTTTCTTTGTGTCTCGAACCACTGGTCCTTGAATGCTTCTATCTCTTCTGCATCTGAATCGTCAAGTCCTATGATTCCTTTCGGGACATTGTTGTCATTGTAATATTCGAGGTCTGATTCGACCATATAAATAAGCATCTGCAGGTTCTTTTGTAAAATCTGCACCGGACTGAATCCGTAGTGATCATCTGTTCTCTTCATGCCTTCAATCCATATAAGCTCCCTTTTTCCGAATGGGATTGGCATCGGTCCTGCAATCCAACCATATTGGAAATAAGCCGACCTTTCCCTTGCATTTGCTGAGGTTATCTCAGTCCATGGATTTAAATATTCTTGAGCTACGCTGTCTGCGACTATATTGTTTGGGAGAATGATATCATCTCGAGTTGTATACATTCCGTGCACATCTGGGTTCTTCGTAAAGGATCCCCCATCTCTTGCGACAATTTCCACGAGCTCTTCTTTCATGTTAAAAACTTTGTTTAGAATTCCTGTGTTAACTTCGAGCATGTCTCTCACTGGCATCCGTATAAACACTTGCTCGAATGATTCTTTGTTGGTGTTTGGGTTCTCAAATAGATTTTTAATGTTGTTTATCTCGACTTCATCTGCCTGATCTTCCATACCTTTCATTGGAACTACGTCCCATTCGATTGCTGCAATCTCGTCTATGATTGTTTTAATGCACATCTCGACGTATGGAGTTGTTGCTAAATATCGAACATAAGTTATGTTTGTAAATCGTGGATACCCATAAGGGGGTTTATATAGAAATTTAGGAATATATGCTTTGTTGATTCCTTCCCTGGTTGTCTCTTCCAGAGCATTCACTGTTGCAACCGATTTTTTACCGGTCAGCCAATTCATTAATTTAGATGCCATAAATGTGAAGTTCCATGAAGTTATATAAAAAATAACGAGTTTGTTTCCAGCGAAGTAATATGATTAATACTTGCTTTTCTATTTAAACTTTTTTATGTTCTTCCATAATTAAACAAATCCTGCAGCTAATCCTTTTTTGTCCTTCCAAACTAAATAAACCAATGCGTCTCCCCAGTCAGGACTCTTATCTGGATCCCTTACTATTTTCTTGTTTGTGCTTGTTCGTTCCCACTTCTCTCCAATCAATTGCTTTCTTATTTTGTGATCGTCTGGAACGTCCATCATCCCGTCTCTGAATAAGTCTGCGAGTCTGAACCAGTTCTCTGCTTTCTTGTTGTGGAATATGTCACTCTTCATTGCTTTCTCTCCGTAATGACAGCCAAGCACTTTGATGTTCTTCAATCCCATCTCGGTCTTGATAACTTCTTTTAATCGTGATAATGGTCCGCTTCCGATTCCTATTCGGTCTATGTTGATTCTTCCTCTCACATCGTGTGGAATAAAACTTATTGCAACATCTACTATTTTTCCAACTACTCGCATTGGATCGCTTTTTGCTTCTGAATATATTCCTACCACTTGGAACTTGTTTTCGTATTCAACTCCCCATATGACTACTGTCTCATCGAGTCCTTGTTCTGCAGGATCACACGCCACTATGTTTGTGAACTTCTTTAATTCTTCAATCATTGGATTTATACGGGACCTGTACTCTGATTCACCCATTTGTCGCTGTTTACCTCGTATGTCTTTCATATCCTGGCGTAGTTTGATTTGCTTTTCGTGAAATCCATATTGACGTATCTCTGCTTCCGTAATCCATGCTAAGCTGAATAAACTGTCCTCACTCTGCTCTGGGAACATTGATTCATATAAAACTGTGAACTCAAGAGGGAGCAGGTCTCTTCTTTGCTGCTCTACGAACTTTCGTGTTGTTCGCCCTTCAGCAACAGCTTGCTTCCATCCTATCTGTATGACTTCCCACTCTGGGTCCAACGTGTGCTCATACGCCTTGTTATCTGTGTCCCATGGGTTATAAAGCTCTATTTCTATTGCGTTCTCTGGATTGTCCCCAAGCATTCTACTGCTCTTCGTGTATGCTGCTCGATTGATGAGACATGCTTCATCTCTGATTAAAAT